AGTATAACACACGACCGCTGAAGTTAAAAGGGCCTTCGAGTCCTTTGCGGGCTCCGTACTTGACACGCATCATGTCCATTTGGCTCTTGTCTGCAATAACTTTGTGACCCATTTTTGTCTCCTTAAACAACACAAACGTAGGGCTTGTCCCACTTGCCAATGTTGATGTCAATGTAGTGGCTACGGTAGAAGTAGTCTGACTGGATATCGTCTTCGCAGAAGAACTCTGGACCTTCCATTGCCGCTTTGAGTTCGTTTAGTAGGCTTCGTGCCTTGCCTGCATAGTGAGCGTCGATGTGGTATGGGTTGACTTGGATATGATCCTTGCCAAAGTTTACAGCACCTTCTTTAATAGTCACAACCAAACTCATATGATTGCGAACACTGATGCTACCCTTTACCTTGTACTTTTTCAGCACTGCCTTGATAGTGGGTGCCAACTTTGCTTTCAGTTCCTGGGATACGTATGCCATCTTTAACTCCTGTTTTGCTTTGCTATGTATATATTATAGCAAATTGGGGAATATTCGTCAACCAAAAGTTTGTAATACTTGAGTATTACATGGAATAATAGGCTTCACTACTGGGCGAACAGTAACGAGGCGTATCGTAACGCTCTTGAAACTCTGCGCCACCCATCAAGTTCTGTTTGGTCACAAAAGTTTCAACCACGTTGGCTACAAAGCCTGCTTCGCGGAAGTCTTCTGCAATGCGTTCAATTGAATCTTTGGTGCTGGGAGCATAGTCCAACACTTCAACAAAACGCAAGCCTACCTTGTTCTTGCCGTGGCGCTCATCACGTTTGATACGCTTGTCTGCTTTGTAGATTTCAATTGTGTATTCAGTTAACTTGGACATTTTCAACTCCTGTTTTGCTTTGCTATGTGTATATTATAGCAAATCGGCAAATATGGGTCAACCGTTTTAGCCACAAAAAAGCCCCTGATTCCGGGGCAATTTTTGTTGTTTTTTGGCAACAGTTTAGTAAACTATGTTGGCTCTGGCAGAACTTTCGCTTACCACTGATGGGATCAAATTGGCTTGCGGAGGTATTTCAGCAGGGTCAGCACTGACCGAGTTTGATGCTGTTCCTACTCCAGTGGCATTTAGCCCTAATCGGCTGCGACCTTCTCTTAACACAGCAACTATTGCTTGGCCGCCTGCTGTTGACACATCTGCAACAGATTCCAGGTACTGAGCCGATCCACCTACTTTGGTGTCAACCCCGTAACTGGGCAAAGAAAACACAAAACTCTGAGTTGATGTTTGACTACTGGTAGTACCAGCAATATTTAATCCGGATATGTTTTGAAATGTTGTTTCGTTGGTAATTTGTGTGCTCATTGCCGAAAAGTATGTGTTAAGGTTTGTTGTTTCGGTTGGGTTAGCAGAAATAACATTTGCAATTTCAGACTGGGCATTGCCAATCAATGATAGCATAGCAGTATCGTCGGCTACATTTCCTAGCATATCATCATATATGGTAATCAAATCATCTAGTTCGCCTGCATCGTACAAAGAGTTTATTACAGAAATAGAATTGCTCAAGTTGTCAGTGATGTTTATTCCGGTCGCTGTTCCAAGAATGTCTGTTATTAATATTGTTCCGTTGTCACCAGTACCAGTGGCCATAGTGTTACTATAATAATCTAAATCAGTTTGCGGAACTGCTTGAGTCTGTGCATTGATGTCAGGAAGATCGTTATTGGTTGCGGCTGTCAAAAAAGCCTCTGCTAACTGTGGCAATGTCATTCTGCCGACGTTGGTAATTTGTAACAACGCATTAGCAAATGCTTTGTTGGCCAATGCCAGTCCCGGATCTGTTATGATAGACAAGCGGTCAAGGCTTATACCAAACGGTGGCAAAATTGGTTCCAGATTTGAATTTACTGTGTAAAATGCTCCACTGCCAGTGTTAGTATTGACTATTGCAGTTTCGTTTTGGCGTATCGCACATGCCAGTGGGCGGGCAACCACGCGAGACTCGGCTTCTTCATCAAGTGTTCTAAACGGAGCAACTGGTGCTTCAGTTATATAAATTCCTCGTAAGCCATCAACAGTTGAAGTAGTCAATGATGCATAACTGTTGGGCAACATCACAGCAGGATTTAACAAATCCGCCAGCGTATTAATATTTGGTGTCCATATGTCTAATATCTGTAACATTTGCTCCAATGCACTGCCTGTTATTTTGGTCAGTGTAGTGTACATGACTCGTTGTACGTCATCGGTAACAATCAAATCAGTGTCGCTGAGATTCAGTATAATGTTTTCATTTATTCCAGCGTCGGCTAATGCGCCGATCAGTGGTGATATTGTGCCAGCACGTTGCGATATTTGTTGTATCAATGCCAGTGGAGTTCCTAGATTTGCCAAGTCTGCTAAATTAATCCAATAACCTGCATTGGATAAATCATCGCCCATTGCTTTTGTGGCCAAGTTCACGTCTGTTAACCCACCTGTGGTCAAACTGTTCATGCTGGTAAATGTGTCGGCCAAGTATGTGCTGGCGTTTACAGCACTATTAATAAAAATATTTGTTGTTTCTGCGTAACTGACAGCGGCATTAAACGTTTGAGCAAACTTACTAAGATCGCCAAAGCCAAAATAGTTTTCGGCTGTTAGCGTAATAATTCCCGACATTCCCGAGTTAGTTAGTGTTGTTGACACTGAAGAAACTGTGCCAGAAACTATAGAGTCTGCCAATGCCGGGCAACTATTACCGGCAAATGTTTGCAATAATGTTTGTGTGCTGGTCGGCAGTGCGTTTGATGCATTGATTGTTGCAATCAAATTTGCCAACAAAGGCAATGATTTGTAATCAGCAATTTCAGTTGTCAGCGTTGAAGAAATCTCAATGCCTTGATTTTGAAATAATGCAGATCCGGCTTGAAGTTGTAACGGCGATAGTATTGCAGCCATTATGCCACCCTCACATCTGGACTGCCACCTACCCGGGCATGGCCGCAAGTGTCAACATCGCCGGTTCTGTTGATTGGTACGCCGCCTGCTCTGACTGTAGGACTGCCGCCTGTGGTATTGGCTGCGGCATGCGGTGGGTGTGGGATTCCCCATGGCGCATGCGCAGTAACACTAGTGCCAGTGACACAAACAGTACTTCCGTTTACTCGTACAGAAGCTACGCCAGCTTTGGCTGCTCCTCCTGCTGAGTTTGAATCACCTTCTCGTTGTACTGCTGGCATTATTTTCCGTTCTTATGTGTCGTATTTATCGCACAAAAAACAGTTGATTATCCTAGTGCAATACCAGTAGTTGATTGAGTAAACTGATCAGCAAATGCTTTGTCTGTGGCTTCACAAACTGTAACTGTAACCTTTGCCAGTTTGACTTCTTTTTCTGGATTTACAGTGAACAAGTATGGCATAAGCCCTGGGCCTTGAGCACCCATAGCAATTACCATTGGGCGACCTAGTTTATAATAAGCGTCTGTTTCTTCAATCAACTTGGCTACAATTTCTTCGCCTGAAGTTAATTTAAGTGATACTACGTTTCCGGCAGTTACGCCTTTGTCAATTAACATTTTATTCCTTTTTTAATAACCTGTGCCTGTAAAACCGTTTTCTTCAATATATCTCTTTAGCTCAGTAAATCCGCCGATCGATTTTCCATTGATAACAATCTGAGGCACTGATCTGGCTGTTGGAACTTCTTCCAACAATTGCTCTTTGGTATACCCGTGGCCAATTTTCTTTTCTTCAAAAGGAATATTTCGTTGAGTCAGCAATGTTTTTGTTTGATCGCAGTAAGGACAATTGTCCTTACTCCATACTGTTGTTAATATCATTGTTGTTCCTTATAATACTGGTAATTCATCGTAATCCAAGGAGTCACTCATGACTCCGATTACATAATTTGTGCTTTCGTTTTCCTGTAATGCTGTTTGCTTCTTACTGGTATCTACATGTTTCATAAACCATGGAATAGGTGTAGACTTTGGTGCAGTACCTTGATACTTGATGCCAATGTCTTTGAGAGCGCCAACAGCAGTGTAGTCAACAAAATCTTTTAAAATAGCTGCGTTTAATCCAATGACAGGACCAAACTTGAACAAGTAATCTGCCCATCCTTTTTCTTCACGGATAACGTCAGCATACATGGCATACACTTCTGCTTCGCATTCTACTTTGGCTTCTGCAAAACGTGGATCTTCTTTGACTACTTGATTAATTAGCCAAGCAGTCCAGTCCTTGTGCAAAATCTCGTCTTGCAAAATCAAACTAATGATATTGCCATTGCCGATAAAGATACGGTTTTCAACCATGGCCAAACTTGTGGCAAACGATACCATGAATCTGAATGCTTCTAGTGCGTAACTGGCATTCAATGCCATCCAAATTGCTTTGATGTGTTCTTTTTCAGAAACTTTTTCGTTTAGTTCTGCACGGCAGTTGATAACATGTAGTGCATCGTAATATGTGCCTACACTTGATGCCATATCAATGATCTCTTGCGTGTCGTGGATGGTGCTAAACACATCCTTTGGCACGTTGTAAATGTTACGAATAATATGACTGTAACTACGACTGTGGATGTTGGTTTCAAAGAATCCCCAATTGTACATTAGTGATTCAAGTTCGGGAATACTGCACACTGGCGTAAACACTTGAGTAGGGCCACGTCCTTGCAAACTGTCCAACGCTGTTTGGCGCAACAAGTTACTGGTAAAGATGTGCTTGACTGTGTCGCTTGATTCTTTGAAGTCATTGGCATCTTTGGTCAGTGTAATTTCTTCTGGAATCCAAAAGAAGCCGCGAGCTTCTTGTTCAAACTTTACAATCTTGTTGTATTTTACTTCTTCGAATCGCTGAATAGTAACAGGCCCAGCTGGATCTAGAAACATTTTACGATTAAGGTAATCAGTTTTGGTTTTTAAATTATATTGTTGTTTTGACATTCTTTTCTTTTTTAATTACAACTTACAAGATTCACAATCTTCTGCATCGTCAAAG